ATTTCCCTATATATGATCCTGCCATTGTTCTCCTTAATTCATGAACCAACTAAAAGCTTTATCGCTTTCAGTATTGTTTTTATTTATTAATTCATTAACACTAGCTTCCAATTGTCTTTGAAAGTATTCTTGTGTTTCCATTGAATATCTTACGTTATCTATATCTATTTTATCACTCACCTAGTACCTGCTCTTGATGCTATAAGATCAATTCCTTGTGCATGAGTAAATGTAGTACCTGATGGCACTTTAACATTTGCTCTTACATATCTTCCAGACTTTCGTACTGGATTAATTCCACTATTAACCATAGATACTGAACTTGTTGCACTTTCACTATCAGCTAATCTTTCTCTTGACTTAACTGTTAAAGTTGCTGTTGCATCTACAATTGGTCTAACACCTGTAATGTTAGCTCTTAAACCTGGAAATGGTTCTAGTTCTGCTGTTTCAACTTCACAGTCATTTGCTGTGCCTGAAAAGATTGCAGCTTTATAATCTGAATTAATTCCACCTAAAAACATTTGTCCGCCAGACCAATAATCTGTATCTAATGCAGCATTAATATTTTCTAAGTTTTGAGATATAATATCCATTAACTCTACAGTATATGCACCAACGAATTGTGAGAATATTGTACTAGCACTAGCATCTGCTAATGACCATTTTTGAGTTACATAATTATAAATAATTATTTTATCACAAATTCCTGTTGTGTTAGTTTTATTAGATGTACTTGGAAACAACCACATCGCTAACTGATTAAATGGATCTACTGCTGCACATATTCTATCTGAATATGCTTTGTTTAAATTAAGATCAAAAAATCTATTAACTTTTTCTACACCAATAGGAATTATTTCATCACCATTTATTTGATAGAAACCATCGTCTGCGTAAAAGAATATTTGTCTATTGTCTTGGCAAACAGTTCTGCCATACATCGCACCTCTATTCGGTGAAATAACCGACAATCTAAATACGACATTTCCACCAACATAGTCCATACGAATTATTTGGTTTTGCCTAAACACATAACCAACCTCACCAGAGGTTATGGCTACAACCTGTCCACCAGAACCAGGTAAGTCTTGACTATCCGATTGACTTGTTCCTGCTGTCCAAGTAGTTAAATCGTTAATACCTGACCATTGTATTCTATTAGTAAATCCAGAAATGTTTCCTGAAACTAAAAAATCTCTAACAACTCCTGAAACTTTAAACACAGGATTATCTGTTGCTATCGCACTTAAATTTGCAAACACACTAGACGTTCCCATTAAATAATATTGGGGTTGGTCAACACCATTACTAAAAATTATATATTCACCAAATTGTGTAAATGTGCAAAAATCAGTAGTATCTCCAGTCAAAGGTGTTCCACCAGTAAAATCTGTAGTCGTTAATCTTGCTGTATCAGATGAAACATTAGTTAAATTATCTCTGCCGATAGCAGCTCTTGTAACTGTAACTACTGCTGATGATACTGTTGCTGAAAAATCAGCATGACCATTAATAGTATTTTTTAAATTTGTAGCAGTAGTGTTATTATTTGTTTGTACTTGAAATTGGTTTGTAGATGGACTTCCTGTAACTGAGGTAAATACAACAGTCGTTCCATCATTTTTATTTAAAGTAATGGTTTTAGAAGCACCAATATTTGCGTAATCAGAAACTGTAATTGTGCAAGTAGCATAAGAATTATTTAATAATTTTCCACCAGCACCTAAATCTGTAAATGAACCTGAAGATAAACTGTATATAGTATCTTTAGTAGCCACAAAATTATAAACTGTATTAGAGTTATCTCTAAATGAACCTGCACCTCTAGCATCTTTAACTACAGTAGATGATCCACTATAAGAAACTAAAGAAGGAAATCTTTTATAAGTGTTTGCAGCATAATAAACATTGTTTGCTACATTAGCTCCTTGTTTTCCATGTTCAGGTTGATCTGGCAACCATTCTCCAAAAGGTACTTGCATTTAACTCCTAACTATTACTTGTAACTGTACTTGTGTATCTGCTGCCAAATGGTGATGCGATAGTATCTTCTGATCTCATTTGTAATGGAGAGCCAGAATATTGATCTTCTCTATCATTTCTTTCTAGTCGTTCCATAGCAGTTGTATACATTTGTTGCCATTGTTGAGCTTGTGCTGGTTCAATGCCACCTAAAAAGTTAGCAGCATGATATAAAGAACCATATAAATAAATTGCTGGATGATCTGTTAATATAAAATTTGATGTGTTTGTTACTGATAAAGCATCAAACTTTTTATAATAATTTATATAACCAGTATAAGAAGAATCTGGTTTTGGAGAAAATCTAAATGTATCTCCTAAAACTGTAAATACTTCTGGAGTTCCACTTGTAGAAGTTCCTCTTAATTGATCCATGTGCGATGGTGCTACATATCTTAAAGGATATTTGGTTCCACCAGATAAAATATAAAAATTTCTAACTTGTAAAAATCCTGTAGGCAAACTTTCTGTTTCACTATCAATTGTAATAGTGCTTTGAGTAACCATTTTTCTTATTCTTAATTTTGAATTAAAGTCAGCTTCAGTTAATGATATAAAATCATCAGCTATCTCATCAGTTAAATCTGATCTATTTAACCAATTTGCTACTGCTGTTTTTAGTGTTGAATATGATGTTAGTGCCATTAAAATCTTCCTTCGGCAGTTCTAAAATATCTATAATCAGAACTGTTTAATTTTTCTCTTAAAATTTTTTGTTGTGTTTCTTTTGGTAAAGCAAACCAATTACCTTTGTTTTGATCTTTATGATATTCTTTACACCATATTTCTAAAACAATTGTAGGTATTGATGCTACTCTTTTTAAACCTTTGTCTGGTGAGTACCCATCGTTTTGAGTATATAACTTTTTATTGTGGTCTAAAATAGGCTTATGATTTACAATTCTTTGATGAACCACACCTTTATCTTCATGTGGTATAAAGTTATCTGTAATTAAACCATCTGTTTCAGTATTTCTTATTTTCATCTGCCTTGACCTCTGTACTTTTTACCACTTATGCGTCTTTTAGATTTATTCATCATAGCTTTACTAGGTCGCCTACCAATACTGGTTTTTTTGAACTTAGCTCTGCTAATATGTTCAACCTTTGCATAGAGATTATTTTTCTTAGCCACTACGCACTAAGCTCAGTACAAAATAAAGTACCATCACCACTTGTTCTAATAGCTGCCATTTTTTCACCTGGAGAAACTTTAATAACTTCTACTTCTCCTGCTGGTAAATAAGCCATACTTGTTGTTGCAGTAGGTGAACCAGCGAATGTAATATGACAGTTAGTTGTAGAAACAACTCTTACATAATGAGTACCACTTCCAAACGCATTACTTACTGCTGCACTTGAAGAAGCTACTGATATTGTTTGAGTAGTTCCATGTCTTAAACCATAATTTGTCATTGTCTTTTTCCTTATTTTTTATATTTAACTTTTTTGCCAGATTTCTTGGCATGAGCTTTAGCTTTTTTCATTCCTGATTTAGAATATGAAAATTTTTTTTTACCGACCATTGGCATAATTGTTTTCCTTTATTAATTTACATTTGAGGGGAAGTACCGCTAGGCAAGATCCCCTCAAATTCTATAATTATCTTCTGATAACGAATGTAATTACACATTCACAAGCAGTTGAAGAACCGCCATCAGTTATCATTTCAATTGATCCATCTTCCTCAACTCTGTTTGCTGCTGTAGGCTCTGCTGTGTCCACATCCCCTGCTGCTGATCCAGATTGAGTAACTGTAATCCCACCACCAGTTATAGCAGTTCCACCTATTTCAAAAGATAGAGCTGCGTTTGCTGATGATATTGCATTTTTAATTGAAGTTATAATTTTAATAACATTTCCACCATCAGGTACAGGTACAAAAGTTGAACCTGCTGTACTAATGTCAGTAATTTTTGATGTTAAAAAATAATCGTTTAATGTTCTCATGTTTTTTTTCCTTTATTTGCTTCGTTCCGCCATTGATTGACTTCAAAGACCAAACAAAATTGTTGATTAAAAT